CCTTTAACTTGAAGTTAGCACCTTGCCAGAAATCAAATGGATCAATTGCTTCTTCGTCTTCAAACTCAGGTTGCATTGCTGCAGTAAGTTTATCAAAGATCTTTTTACCGAACTTATATAAGAATACTTTACCTTCGTTTTCAGGATTTGATGGATCCTTTACAACATAGATGTTACTGATGTAAGTTAACTTACGTTTTTGCTTACGAGCAGTTTCTTTACCTGCATCAGTTCCATTGTTCCAAAGTTCTGAATTAAATTCAGATACTGGATCTTTTTGTCCTAATGTGGTTAAAGAGTTTTCGATATACCAACCACCAGGACCTTGAAAGGCATGGGAGTATAGTTTTACGAATGGGAGATCTTCCTTGTCAGGGGGTGGAAGAAAACGTATAACAGCATAGCCGTTACCACTTTTGTCTACGTCTAATTTCCATAAACGGTCATCTCCTGTTGCACCGTTATTATTCATTTTTTCGACTTCTTTGACTAACTTTGCAGTTAAAGAGCCTAACTTAGATTGCTTTTTAAGATTAGCAAACGACATTGGATTACCTCGGATTAATTGGATTAATTGGATATTTGGATTATAGCAGATAAACTATTAAAAGTCAACATCAAATGTCTTGTTTCAATGTTTGAATAGTCTCATTCATACAACTAAATAATATCTGCATATCAGTACCAGGTGGAAAACCCATACCTGAGATGGATTTTTGCAAGGTTTCTTGCATTTTTTTTGCCTCTGGAGAATCTGAAAGAGATAGTCTAGTATACATGACTTTCTGCTTTTCTAATAATGTAATTAGTTTGTCAATATGTGCAACTTTATCTTCACGAGACATTAATGGGTAATTAAATGCACGACTGTACACTTGCTCTTGTAACTTATTAATTTCAACAAGTTCTGATTTAACTATTTCAGAATCAAAAAAGTTACTCATCTATTAAATCCCTTAAAATTTTTTTATAGTTGAACACATTAATATTTAGGAAAGGAATATATTTCTTTATCTTCATACTGACAGATTCCCAAACAGGATCCTTTAACTTACCATCAAATTTTTTTGCGAAAGAAAATATTTTTTCCAGTATTGTAAGTGTTTCTAATGATATTTCCCCACCTAGATACTTTTTGAGAATTATTGGGTGTCCTTTCGAGCAATTGAATACTTCTTCTAATTTTTTTTCCGATAGCAATTCCGTTGACTGTTCTTTGAACAAGTAAGTTAAACTCTGTTGTCGTTTCATCCAATCTGCGTATTTTCTTTCTCCAGAATTTATAATTTCTCCAATCCATAAGTTTTGTGGTGTATCAGTAGTAACAAAGTTTGCAAGTAGAAAATCTGTAATCTCTTCGTCTGAATATTTTCTAGAGGTTTTTTCAAACCAATACTTATCCTTTCTTTTATTAAAGGATGTCATAGTTGCTCTTGACTTTCCACCATATTTAAAAAAATCATACTTACCGTTGGTAAAATGACTTTTCATAGAAAGATATGTTTGATAAGTCTCAAAGGGTGTCACTTTCGTTTTCATCATGTTCTTCAGTATCTAGCGATGTTATAGAGTCTACAGGAACTTCTGATGCACCAATCCTATACCAGTGCTGATTGATTCCTATACTATCTGGTCTAACACCTAAGTATTCTAAATCAGGATAAGTATGTTCACGCATAATTGCCTGTAAGCGATAGTGCATTAACTCTGATTTAGAAGGCATTATAAAGGTAATTTTGCTCTTGATGTAGGTTTCATAAAGTTAAGACGGGTTGCATCCCACTTTAATCTTTCCTTCAAGGGTTTTGAAATTAGTCTTGTTATTGAGTCTACCTCAAGACCATTAATATCGCAATAGTGGCAGATAGCATCAATGTAATTGAATTCTTCTTCAGCGACAATCTTCTCTATTTCTATAGCAAATTTTTGAGGAGTTAGAAACTTACTCTCAATTGCTTTTTCTAGTTCTTTATTTGGTTCCATAAAGGTCAAGTTTATCCCCAACAAATTTTCTAATATACTTGGTGAGGAGTTTAATGTACTTTGTTTTGTCATACTCTTCATAAACGACGCATTCTCCATTTTCACATGCCATGATAATTACAAGTTTTTTAACAGATATTCCTGTTAACTCATAGAGCATACAACCGTATGCCATTGCTTGGACAAAATAATGTTCTATCCATTCTCTGGGTTTAGGTTTTTTAGATGTTTTAAAATCTATTATAGATAACTCTCCATCGTATTCTGCAATACAATCGACGGTTCCTGCAATACCTAATTCTCTACTATATAGGGCACCTTCCAGAGAGTAGATGTTATCTATTTTCTTTAGGTTTCCCTTTGATATTTTAAAAAGGAAATCTGATATAGGTGGAACTTTTGGTAGTTCCTCATTCTTCAGATAATACTCTGTAAGAGTATGCATATCAGTTCCACGAGTTGTAGCAGCCTTTGTAATTTTATCTGCTTTTTCATTCCCAACTCTCTTTCTCCAATTAACAAATATTTCTTTGTTAAAATGACTCGTTACAGAAGTAATCGAAACTAATCGAATTAACTCATTTTCCTCTGGAACAGAATAATAACGAACCCCATCTATAGTCTCCCTACTTAGTTTAGGAAGATTCAAATCAATATGTTTAAACATTACATACCTAGTTCAAGTTTAGCAATAAGATATTCTTTTACTAGTCCAGAACGTATTATGTCGTCTAAACCAAATTCAATAATATCAACTGAAGGCATTGATGATAATATTTTCATAAAATCAATAATACCATTTCTGTCATTGGTTTTAGTAAGATCTGATTGAGTAGCATCGCCACAGAACATAATCTTACTATTATCTCCAACCCTTGTCATTATACTATCTAATTCATGAAAATTCAAGTTTTGAAATTCATCAACTATAACAATTGAATTATCAAGAGTTGTTCCTCTAATAAAAGAGGTAGACCAGAACTTTATAGTTCCTTGTGCTTTTAGATTACCATAAAGCATTTCAAAGTCTGCATCGGATGGCATCTGGAACATATATTTTACCATATGTTTATATGGAATTTGATATATGTCAGCTTTATCTTCATGATCTCCAGGCAAAAATCCTATTTCTCTTGTAGATACGAGAGATCTTACAAGATATATTGTTTCATAGGGAGTATCATCACTTAAAACATCTTTAAGTGCATTATAAAGAGTTACAAAAGTTTTTCCTGTTCCTGCAACACCATATGCAATTATATGCTTCCCTGCAGAATATGAATCAAACAATTGTGTCTGATGATCAGTTAAAGGATTTACCTCTGTAAGATAATGTGTATTTAAAGGTTTTTTTCTCTTCATTTGCTTGGTAGTTAGTCCTACACCAATTGGTTGATCGCCATTTGATCTTTTTTTACGTGCCATTTATAGAAGTTTCACTCCAGACCTAGGTGCCTTCTGTGCTTTTCTTAGCACATCGTTCCAACCAGGTTTGGTCTTTCGTAACTTATCTCTCCAGTCTCCGACTTCTCCCACACCAGGCATGGTTGAAGGATCAGAGTAGTCTCTCTTCCAATCGGGATTATCATCACTCCATTTTGACCAGTCATGAACACTCATAACAACTTCTTTTTGTTCGCCAGTTTTTGAATTGACGACGGGATATGTAGCCATAATTATTATTCTTTATAAAGATATTTAGTCAAAATTAGGAAGACTAGAACCATCAGTACCTAAATCAATAGTTTTAACAATTCCAGATTCTCCTTCTAAACCATACCCCCAAACAGTTTGTTCCTCTATTGTAGCACCTTTTTCGAGATCTTGTCTATTCATCATATCATTAAGAATTCTTTTCATTTTTTTCTCTTCTAATATTTGTTCGTCTGGAACTTTTTTAATTTCATCCATAGCCCAACCATAAACAATATTTTCAAAATTAAGACTTTGAGTATAAGGAACATAATTTTTTGCACTATCAGGTTTTTTCAATCGAATAATCACCTGATTTTTAATAACAAACTTATTAGATTCAGTTTCTTCATGAAGAGCATAAGTGAGTTCTATGTAAGAAATCATCCTAGGAAGATAAGCATGGTCTTCAACCTTTGCCCTTATAAGATACCATTTAAATTCCATTTTAACTCCACTCTAGAGATTCTGATACTGAAGGGAATTGCTCAACAAATACTTTACGACATGCTTCGGCAATTTCCATATGTTCTTTTTGTGTTCCGTGTGCTGAACGTAAATTTATATAGTGTATCCATGAACGACAAGAACCTGTCATATAGATTCTTGTAGGTGTACATAAAGGTAGTACCATTCTAGCACACTCTTTTGCAACTCCACTTTCAAGCATTTGAGTATATAGAGAAAATGCACTACTGAATAATGTATTCATTTGTCTATTCAATGTATCAGCAACCTTTGGATCAAGATCATCAATACTATTCTGTCTATTTTTACTATCTTGTCTTCTCAATTCTGGTAATTCAATAGTCTCAAGAAGTTTTGCATCAGCATAACGTTGAGAAAACTCTTGGAATGTAAATGATCTATGTCTTAATATCTGTGCTGCGATTGCTCTTGTAGTTTCAATCTCAAGTGTCATTGATGA